TACTCGTGTTGAACTTGAAGATCGCAAGTTAGATAATGGTACTGTTATTTCTGCTGATGAATTTGCAGAAGGGCAGCCAGTATTTATCGTTACCGAAGATGAGCGTATTCCTATGCCTGTCGGTGAGTATATGATGGAAGATGGTTCAATGCTTGTTGTAGAAGAAGAAGGAATTATCGCTGCAATCTCTGCTGAAGAAGAAGTAGTCGAAGAAGAAGTAGCTGAAGAAGTTGTTGAGGAAGAAATGAGCGAAGTTAAAGAACCTAAAAAAGTGGTAGAAAGTAACATCGTTGAAACACATTTTTCTGAAGAACAAAAAAGCGAACTTGTAGAAGCTATTCTTTTAAGTGTAAATCCTTTGATTGAGGAATTACAAAACAAGGTAAGTGAACTTGAAGCAAAACTATCCGTTGAGGAAGTTGCTGAAGTAGAAGTTAAAGAAGAAGTCGTAGAAGAACAACTATCTAAAGCTTTCAAACACACACCTGAATTAAAAAGTGAAAAGAAGAAAATTCAATTTTCACAAAACAGAACATTAACAACCTTTGATAGAGTATTATCAAAAATTTCAAACAAGTAATTAATTTAAAACAATAAAAAAATGGCAACAAGTGGAAGTGTAACTTCAATTACTACAACATACGCTGGTGAATTTGCTGGAGAGTATATCGCAGCAGCGTTGTTATCTGGAAATACTATCGCTAATGGTGGTATTACCGTAAAACCTAATGTTAAATACAAAGAAGTCATCAAAAAGATGGCTTTGGATTCTATCGTAGCTAACGCTACTTGTGATTTCACATCTTCTGATGATGTTATCACACTTACCGAGCGTATCCTTCAACCTGAAGAATTCCAAGTAAACCTTACTCTTTGTAAAAAAGATTTCCGTTCTGATTGGGAAGCAATGGAAATGGGTGTTGGTGCTTTCGACAACCTACCTCCTTCTTTCTCTGATTATTTAATTTCTTATGTGGCTGCTAAAGTTGCTGAAAAGACCGAACAAACTATCTGGGGTGGTGTAAATGCTACTGCTGGAGAATTCGATGGTTTTGTTACTTTGGCTACTGCTGATGCTGATGTTATCGATGTAGTTGGTACTACCGTTACTTCTGCGAATGTTATCGCTGAACTTGGAAAAGTTGTAGATGCTATTCCATCTGCACTTTACGGAAAAGAAGATTTGTATATCTATGTTCCTCAAAATGTCGCTCGTGCTTATGTTCGTGCTTTAGGTGGATTTAGCGTTGCTGCTACTTCAAACAATGGTCTTGGTAATCAAGGTACAACTTGGTTCAACGGACAAGCATTGTCTTTCGATGGTGTTTCTTTGTTTGTTGCTAACGGACTTGCTGACAACAAAATGATGGCTGCTCAAAAATCTAACCTTTACTTTGGTACTGGTCTACTTTCTGACCACAACGAAGTTAAATTGTTAGATATGGGTGACCTTGACGGAAGCCAGAATGTTCGTGCTATTATGCGCTTCACAAGTGGTGTTCAGTACGGAATTGGTTCTGACATCGTTCTTTACCCTTTTTTATTTAAAACATAAAACAAATGGCGTGTAATTTAACAACTGGTCGTGAATTGCCTTGCAAGGATTCAGTAGGTGGCATTAAGGCGGTTTATTTGGCAGATTATGGTACTTTGGGAACATTGACCGTAACATCTGGTGAAGTAACTGCAATTACTGGCACACCTACTTTATATCAATTCGATGTAAAGGGTAATTCAAGTCTTGACCAAGCGATTACAAGTAGTCGTGAGAACGGAACTACTTTCTATGAGCAAACCTTGAACCTAACCTTGACTAAATTAGATGTAGCAACACAACAAGAAATTATTCTTATGGCTAAAGCCAGACCACATATCTTTGTTGAGGACTACAATGGAAATTATTTCTTGGTAGGTGCTGTTCACGGGGCGGATGTATCTGGTGGTACTATCGTAACTGGTGCGGCTATGGGTGATTTAAGTGGATTTACTTTAGTGTTTAGCGCACAAGAAACGCTTCCAGCGTATTTTGTTACTTCTACTGTTGTAACTGCTAATGCAAGTGCTACTCAAATCGCACCATAATTAGATTTAATTAAAAATTG